TTTGTATACTGTTATTACCAAGAATTAATAACGGATATAGACTGGCTTGGCAGACAACCCTAGAGGACTATATCTACAACTAGGAGAAAATTATGGGAACAACTACTTTTTCAGGTCCTATCAAAGCAGGAACAATTAAAGAAACAACTGGTACTACAATAGGTACAGATATTAAAAATACTGGACAGGTTGTAATGGCACAAACATTTGCAGTAAGTTTAGCAGGTGGAGCTGTTGCAGCAGCAGTACAAGATGTTGTGATACCAGCAAATTCACAGATAATTGATTGTGTTATAGATGTAATAACAGCAGCAAACACTGGCACTAACATAAGTGTAGGTGATACTGTTGGAGGTGCAGCTTCACTTGTAAATACATTTGGTATAGGAACTACAGCTGGTAGAAAATATCCAACAACTGAATCAGGCGGTGCTTTAGCTTGGGAAGATGTGGGTACTTCAGATATAAGATTAACTTTTACAGCTTCTGCTGCAACAAACGCAGGTGAAGTAAGAGTATCTGTTTTATATCAACAAAACAATAACTTAGCATAATAGAGGTAAACAATGAACTCAGATATAGGAGCAAAAACTTTAACTAGCACTGGAACTATTCAGTCTGGTCGAACAAGATTGCTATCTATTTATTATGTGGGTCATGCGTCAGCAGGTAGTTTAACATTTAAAGATGGTGGTGGAAGTGGCACACAAAAACTTGTCATAGCTACACCAGCTTCAAGTGCTGCTGACCAATATCAAGTGGATATACCTTTAGATGGAATACTATTTAAAACTGATATGCACTTGACTATTAGCAATGTAACCTCTGTTACAGTTTTTGTAACACCGATTACTGCTGATACTGATAATGGATAGTTATACAGAAGAATTACTTGGATTAAAGCGAGGTGGGATGCCACCTCGCAAGAAGAAGTATTTTAGAAGCACAAAGTCTGGAGCTGGTATGACTAAAGCTGGTGTTGAAAAATACAGAAGAGATAATCCTGGTTCTAAATTAAAAACCGCAGTTACTAAAAAGAAAAACTTAACGAAAAAAGAGAAGTCTAGAAGAAAGTCATTTTGTGCTAGAAGTTTAGGACAGATGAAAAAATTTCCGAAAGCAGCTAAAAATCCTAATTCAAGATTACGACAAGCAAGAAGAAGATGGAGATGTTAAGTGAAACTATCCGAAAACTTTAGTTTGCATGAATTTACTAAATCACAAACTGCTATAAGAAATAACATAGATAACACACCAAATGAAAAACAAATATTTAATTTAAGAAATTTATGTGTGCATGTTTTACAACCAATTCGTAATAATTTTTTACAACCAGTAATAATAAGCTCTGGATTTAGGTGTGTAGAACTAAATCTTAAAATTGGAGGTAGTATTAAATCACAACATGTGCAAGGTCAAGCAGCAGATATTGAAGTAGTTGGAGTAGATAATTCTCATTTATCTAATTACATAAATGATAATTTAAAATTTGACCAATTAATTTTAGAATTTTATGATGGAGTAGACCCACACTCTGGATGGGTGCATGTATCGTATAGTACAGAAAACAATAGATTAAAATACATGGAGGCTTACAAAAATGAAGAAGGCAAAACAAAATATAGGATGAAGTAATGGAATCAGTAACACCAGAATTAATCGAAACATTGCACAATATATCTTGGTTTGATGGTATCTGTTATATCGTATTAGGTTTAGGAACATATGCAGTGTATAGATGGATAAAAAGTAAATGGCGATAGGTAGAAGTCAAATGAGACAACAAGTTTCTAAACCACCACAGAAAAAAAAGTGGTCGATGAAACGCAAGAAAAAAATTAATTGTGCTAAACCAAAAGGGTTTAGTGAGAGGGCTTATTGCCAAGGTAAAAAGAAGAGACAACGCAAGTAGACAAGTAAGGTCTAGATTGGTATTATTAGGAAAGGATAAAAAATGACAAAATTATGTGAAAGAGGAAAAAGAGCTGCTAAGAAAAAATTTAAGGTTTATCCGTCAGCTTATGCTAATGCATATGCATCAAAAATATGTGCAGGAAAAATTAAAGACCCTAGTGGTGTTAAAAGAAAAGATTTTAAAGGACCAAAACCAGTCAAATTAGGAGGCGAAATGAAAAAACCAGTAAAAAAAGCAGGATTAGGTTTACTAATGGCAGTAAATGAAATTAAAAAACAAGGAAAGAAGGAGGGCAGGAGACAAGCTCAAGAAGGTCAAAGTCAAGACAAACAATACCAAGAGTATTTAGCTTCAAAGAATGTTTCTGAACCTAAAAACATGAATACTGGAGATTTAGCTGAACTTACAGATAAATTTGAAGGTCATGATGTAAATGGAGGTTCTATTAAAGGAGAATATGGAATTAACTCTAGTATGAGAAATTATTATAAAGATATACTTGGCTAATGGCTAAGAGTGGTTTAAAAAAATGGTTTGCCCAAAAGTGGGTAGACATAGGAAGTAAAAAAAAAGATGGTTCATTTGCACCTTGTGGAAGAAGCAAACAAAAAGCAGATGCGAAAAGAAAATATCCTAAATGTGTTCCTTTAGCAAAAGCTAGAAGAATGAGTGAAGGACAAAGAAAAAGTGCAGTAAGTAGAAAAAGAGCAAAAGCACAAGGAGTTGGTGGTAAACCAACAAATGTTAAAACTTTTGCAGTCGAAGGTGGACTAGCAGATTATTATAAAGGAATATTGTAATGAGTGGTAAAACAAAAACTATGAAAACTAAAGATGGTAGAAACATACCTATAATTGAACCAGAAAATAAATTTATTAAAAGAAAACCAACAAAAAAAGAAATGCAAGAAGACAGAGCTAAAAATAGACCCTCTCGTAATATAACAGGCGACAGAGCTAAACAGAGAGAAAAGAAAAAATATGTTAGTGATGTGAAAAAAGCAGCTGAACTTGGTTTTGGTTTAGGTAGAAAGTTTGGAGTTAAAAATCAATTTATGCAACAACAAAAACCATTAGGAAAAGTAGGTAAAAAAACTGGTGACATGATACTTTCTCCTAAAGCAGATTTAGATGGAGATGGTATGTTTAGTGAATACGAAAAAAAACGAGGTATGGCGGTTCAAAAAGCTATGGCAGAAAATAATAAACCAGTAAAGGTTGCTCAAGCAAGTCAAGGTAGTGGTATAGCTATTCGTGGAACAAAATTTACAGGTGTATTTTAGGATAAGATATGGCAACTTCTGGAACTACAGCATTTGATTTAGATATAGATGATATTATACAAGAGGCTTATGAAAGATGCGGAGTTAGAACTAATTCTGGATATGATTTAAAATCTGCTAGAAGAAGTTTAAATATATTATTTAGTGAGTGGGGTAATAGAGGAGTACATTTATGGAAAGTAGAATTAAAAACTCAAGAGCTTACTGCTGGAACAGCGACATATGATGCACCTACAAATGCGAATGATATTTTAGAGGCTTATATATCAACGACTACCTCTCAAACTGCTACAACCAATGATGTATCACTAACTAAAATAAGTAGAAGTGAATATGCCGCCTTACCAAATAAAGGTTCTCAAGGTCAACCTAGTCAGTATTATGTTGATAGACAAACTACACCTAAAATAACTTTGTATCAAACACCAGATGCTTCTACATACAAATGTGTGAAATATTATTATTTAAAAAGAATTGAGGATGCTGGTTCATACTCTAATGAAGCAGACATAGTATTTAGGTTTATACCTTGTATGGTTGCAGGTCTTGCTTATTATTTATCACTAAAAAGAAATCCACAATTAGTCCAACAAAATAAATTATTATATGAAGATGAATTACAAAGAGCTTTAACAGAGGATGGACAAAGAACTTCTGTGTATATTACACCACAGAGTTATTTTCCACAAGGTGCTTAGATGCCATATGCAAGAGGTAAATATGCAAAAGCAATATCAGATAGGTCAGGCATGGCATTTCCTTATAATGAAATGGTAAAAGAATGGAATGGTTTACTGGTACATAAATCTGAATATGAAGAAAAACATCCACAAATTAGAAGAAAACATATCAAGGGAGATGCTATAGCTTTAGCAAACGCAAGACCTAGACCTAAAGATGATGATAAACAATTTGTGCTATATATTAGTAGTGGTTTTTTTGCAGAAAGCGGAGATAGTGGTATAAATAGTGGTGCAAGTATGACAGTAACAGATAGTAAGGATATATTAGGAACAACTTTAACTTCTTTTGAATTAACAACATCTGTTGGAACAGATTTTACAGTGACAATAACATGAGTATATCTCACACAAATTTTTTAACACAAGTAAGAAACTACACTGAAGTAGATTCAAATGTTTTATCCGATACTTTGTTAGACCAATTTATAAGAAATACAGAATTAGACATTGCAAACAAAGTTGATTACGATGATATAAGAGAATATGTTACTGCTGTAACAGGCACTTTAAAATATTTAAATGTACCTGATGATTGTTTAGTAATTCGTTCCGTACAAATTATAAGTAGCAATGTTAGAGATTTTTTGGAAAAAAGAGATACTTCTTTTATAGCAGAATTTAATCCAAATGATTCTACAGGGCAACCTAAATATTATGCTAATTGGGATGATAAAAATATTTTATTTGCTCCAGTGCCAGACCAAGCATATGATATACAATTAAATTATATTAAAGACCCTGAGCATTTTAATTCTACGACAGATACTTTTTTATCTAAACATCAAGAGGCTTTATTGTTACATGGTGTATTGACTGAATGTTTTAGTTATTTAAAAGGTCCTGTTGATATGTACAACTTATACAAAACAAAGTATAATGAAGAAATACAAGACTTTGCATTGCAACAAATGGGTCGAAGAAGAAGAGCCGAGTACGATGATGGTGTACCTAGATTAAAAGTAGCTTCTCCTTCACCTTAACAATAAGGAGAAAAAATATGGCAATAACAACAAGTGCAGTATGTAATGTTTTTAAAACAGATGTTTTAAAAGGAGTGCATAATTTTACTAATCCTGGTGGTAATAGTTTTAAATTATCTATGTACACTAGTTCAGCAACTTTAGGAAAATCAACAACATCTTTTACTTCAGATGCTCAAGTATCATCACCCTCTGGTTATTCTAGTGGAGGTAAGGCTTTAGTAGCAGTTACACCTACTTTAAGTTCTGATACCGCTGTAGTAGATTTTGCTGATTTATCTTTTGTAGGTGTATCACTTACCGCAAGAGGAGCTTTAATTTATAATGACACTGCTAGTGGTGACCCAGCAGTTGCAGTATTAGATTTTGGTGGAGATAAAACAGCTACCTCTGGAACTTTTACAATACAATTTCCTACTGCAAATTCATCAAGTGCTATTATAAGAATAGCTTAAATAGGAGATTTGTTCAGTGACTACTAGAACATTAACTATTACTGTTGTTGGTGGTAATCCTTCTAATCATCCATATCATAATGTTGGTTCTAGTAATAAATATGCAATAGATGGTTCTACTGCTACTGCAGATGTAACTTTATATCTTGCTGAAGGGGGAACTTATGTTTTTGACCAATCAGATAATACGAATAGTGGTCATCCTTTAAGATTTTCTACTACAGCTAATGGTACGCATAGTGGTGGTTCAGAGTACACTACAGGAGTAACAATTACAGGTAATGCAGGTGATGCTGGTGCTAAAACAACTATTGTGGTAGCTGATTCTGCACCCACTTTATATTATTATTGTACTAATCATTCCAACATGGGTTGGACTGCAAATACTGTAGATGCTACTTCTTGGGGTGTTTTATCTTGGGGAGAAGGTGCATGGGGTGACCAAAATGATATATCCGTATCAGTTACTGGAGTTGCTTCTACCACTGCTATTGGTTCTGTTACCACTGATGCAGAAATAGGTGAAGGTTGGGGTAGAGGAACTTGGGGTAATCGAGTTTGGGATGGTGCATATTCTGTTATAGTGACAGGTGTATCTGCTACATCTGCAATAGGAACAGCGACAGCAAGTATTTCATTTACAGCATCTGT